TCGTTGTATCACCAGCAGTATAAGTCGCCATCGAAGGTGACACAAAAACAGGTCTTGAAGCCAAAGGTAGAGCGTAGCTCCCTGACGCAGTACAGGTAATAGTCTGTCCCACGCTTGCGAGAGCTGCAATCGTTGCTCCTGTCTGAATGTTAAACGTACACGCAGAAGGAGCAGTTCCAGTAACTACCCAAGTGAGTATTTGAGTAGGATACTGAGCGTTCTCAAACAGAGCCATATTGGCTGAGTTAAGAACTGGAGGATAAACAAGCGTTCCTGGAGTAGCCGGACCTATACCAGAACCGGCTGTGAAGTTAGTCGATGAGGTGAACACTGCTGGACTCTGCAGTGAACAACTCGGCGTCGAGCTTGCACTCAACGTACAAACTGTTGCATTGATTGTCTGTAGAGTCTCAGTAGCAGTCGCACCTCCATTGCCACTGACTCCCATCCTCCAACCAATCTCATTACCTGTACCAGTACACACAGGAGGATAAATCGTCACCGTCGAGGTTGAACCTGTCGTGGTAATAACCGACGTAGCCGCTGTGTCTACCGATTGAGGAGTCTCTGTGTTGGTCGCAGAGTAGCAGGTTACTGAAATCCTATACGAACCCGCAGCTACAGCACCTCCAGTAGGTGAAGTTGAAGCTCCTGTAGAAGTAGTGGTTGAGTAATTCTGCCCAACCAGAACCGCCGCAGGAGCTAGAGCGATATTCTCAGTCCACTGTGAAACAAGCTGAGGCTGTTGAGCGTTCGCTATTGAAGCGAAACTCAACAGAAAAGCGAGTACTACAAGTAGTTTCTTCATCGTTTATGGACCGTTTGAACCAAAGGTCCCCTCCCATACAGTAGCTCCAACGGAGATTCTCATGAAGCTAACTTGCTTCACAGAACGTGTGTCAAAATCATCAGCAAAGTCTTCGTCAAGCTCATGTCTCACGAAGTATTTCAACCGATGAGCCATCTTGTCGCCTATACAGAACCACGCGCTTTGTGACGTGAGGTAGTGACAGACGAAGTATTGCAAGTCCTCAGCCAAGACAGCATTGATTTCATTGTCCGCCGTATACGGTTTGTGAGGAGAGCCAAGAATCTCGCGTGCTATCCACTTTAACTCAGGAGGAATAACAAGCGTTCGAGGCTTTACCGTAATAGGCAAACCTTGTGAGTCTGGAAGGCGTTCAAAGAAGTTGACCATCAGCTGAAGTGCCGTGAAGCTAAGATCCACATCAACCAAAGGTCGATTGGGGTAAGTACCTGGAGCAGCGATGATATTCTGAATCCCCGGAGCAACTGACGTTGCAGGAGTGCCTCCCAAGAGCGGGTGGGAGGTATTGAATAACGAAATACCATCAGTTGTCGTGACCGTAGTGAATCCAAGATTAAAGACGTTAAAAGCTTGCTGTTCTTTCACAAAGTGAGCAGAACGAGCCAACGCCTTTGGCACTTGGTTAATCACATTGTACTGATCGTCTTCGTAGAGCTCAAAGCTGCATCGTACTCCAAGACCGTAGGTCAGGTGTAGATATCGCTTCGAACCGCCTTGAATGGCGTCTGAGTATGAAATAGCTTCACCTTCAGGCTTCTCCACAAGTGGGGGAAGTCCAGCGAATTCTACCTCATCTTCATAAGCCATCTTCGAAGTTTCAACATGGAAGATGTGGGAGTATTCTTCATCACGTTGAAGTAGGTCTACCCAATGAAGAAACTCATCGTGCAGACCAGGACCCACCAATTGCGCGAACTGTCCACGGACCATTGTCATCTTAGGCCACCAACTGAGCTGCCGCTGGCAGCACTATGAAGTAGACACCCCTCGGAAGGGCGCTCTGGTCGTTTGGATCCAGTCTGACAATCTCTACGACAGCAGTACCACCTGTCTTAGTCTTGTCAACATACCAGTGACCATCACTGTCAAGCGTTAGACCGTATTGCTTCCCCACGTCGGTCGCGAGAGTTGTTTGAGACGGCCCTACTTGTCCGAGAAAAACCGTATCGGCCACCGCAACTTCGAAGCCCATACGACCATCTCTGAAAAAGGGTCGTGTGATTGACACAGCCGAGGGTTCATTAGGTACAACTGAAACCCCAGGCTGAGGGTTCGGATTTACCGCAGCAGTAGGAACAACCCCCAAAACGGCGAGGTTATTGCCGAATTCCTTCGAGAATCCAGCAATTCCATATGCTACAGTAACTCCGTCCCAAGCTTTTATCCCACCGTCACCGGCAGCAAGCTGAACTGGCGTCCCAGGAAGAAAGGTCTGTCCCGCTTCTTCCGGGAGACGTCGCATTCGAGGCTGCTGTCCGCTGACGGATTGGATGCTATGTATTTCAGACGAAGCCATGTGTCTCCTTTCTTTCTAGTCTCTGGCGGGGCAAGCCAGTCTTTTGTTTCTATTAACAAAGTTAATAAAAACAAAAATCACTTTTCGGCCAGATTCGCCGGAATTCCTGAGTTGTCTGCTGTCTTGGAGTCCAATTCCGCTATAGGAGGGATATAAGCTTTGATCTTCCCCTCACGCCCAGCCTTACTACCTTCAATCTCGCCAAGAGCAGAAGTTGTTTTCCCGTCTTCTTGAGCAGAACCAAAGCGCCTCACGCGTCTCGCCGCATTCTCAGCATTCCACTTCGTAGCTCCAATGTAGTCAGCACGTGGAATGATGAGTAGAATGAGGTCACCATACATAATCCTCCCATCACGACACATCGACGGTGGACACGCATCGCCTTTTAGAGTCAAAACCTCCTCAGGCCTTGCCGGTCTAAACCCCATCGCGATGAGTTGATCAAAACGAAGCCCTGATTCCTTCTCTCCAACAGCTCGATTGCCGAAATACAACGACATATTCGGGTTTTTGGGCTTTAGATTCAAGAAATTAGGAGACCGGAGTGGTTTTGCCTCAATCTGCTCGTACGAAGGAGGTGTAGGAACCACTCCGGCTTGAGACTGCTGCGTCGGAGGGAGGTTTTTATTAGTGATTGTAGGCTCTGGCATAGAAGCTCCTTATCCTTGAACGAATTGCATTGTTTTCTTTCTCTTTGCGTAATTCTCATACGAAACACCCATCTTATCAGCTACATGCTTCTCTTGATCGGTCAAAGACTCAACTCCATCCTTAGGTTTCGGCGCTGGAGGATCGACATGCTGTGCGCCAGACTCAATGAAATTATACTTCTTCTTACGAGTCTCAGGATTAGCAAGCTCATCCGCATGACGTCCCTTGACCATAAAGAAGATACCAAGCCAATTCTGAGGTTGACCCATTGAACCGGCAGGATATTTCTGAGCTTCTTGATTGATCTCACTCTCCCAAGCTCTGAAAAGCCTTCCGTTCATAGTACGCGCATCGGTCGGAGAGATCGAATCCTCATTATCCAGCGACTGAATAGCCAACATCCTCGCTGACATCATTGCATTATTAACCGTCACGTTGACCAAAGGCTGAATCTCTTTCCTAAAAGCCTTCTCAGGCTCGAGATTCCAATCAATAGGCTCGTCTTCACGAGGAGGATTCTGAAGTTTGTTGAGATTAGCCTCAGTAGCAGCAAGCTTCGCTTTGACTTCATTGAATGAAGAAGTCATCGACGCAACTTGCTCTTTCTCAGTCTTACGCTCGTTCTCAAGAGTATCAAGTCTTGCTTTCAAAGCCTGAGCATCTTTAAGCTCTTTATCCACCTGCTCAGGAGTTTTATCTCTCAAAGACTCAGGAAGCTCATCTTCCTTGTTTTTCTTGAACCAGTTTGGCATCACCAACCTCCTTAAAGGGCTTGATTTTTCCTGACTGTAAATCTCGCTGATAACTCTTTAAATCCTCTTCGAGTGCTAAAACCACATCCAAAATACCGACAGAACCTTGAGCTCTAAAAACCAAAGGAAGCTCTTCATTCTCCATCAACTTCTTATTTTCCCTCAAACGAAGCCACTCTAACCAATCACTGAAGTCTCTGCCCTCCGGGAGCTGGAGCCATTGGAGGACCTGAGGACTGCGCACCAGGAGGCGTTCCATTGGACTGAGATTGTGTGGGTTGTCCATTTGGAGGTCCTCCTTGTTGCTGTTGAGCTTGTTGTTGTTTCTGCATTAGCTCTGCTTGAGCCTGAAGTGCTTTCAAAGGATCTGGCACAAGTCTTGAAACCTCGTCGTGACCGAAGTTCTTGAGAATCTTTTTATGAAGCAACGCTGCAGCAACCATGACTTCCACACCATATTGCTTCGCCGCAGGAGGAGCTTGAGGATTCATTACCATTGTTAGCAATTGAGTAATCATCTGATAATGACGATCCATTAGCTGAACCAACATAATATCGTTCTGCTTCTCGACCTCTTTGTTTACTGAGGCCGTTGATGCATAACAAGGTAGTCCTATCTTACGATTGACAATCTGATCCAACGCTGAAGCAATGAGCTTCGCTTTTGCTCCAAAGAGATCAAGACGTGACTGATGAAACTTACTATCCTTACCAAATACTCCATACTGCCTAGAGACAAGACGCATCAACCTCGTAT